TATTTAATGCATTAATTTGATTTAATAGATTACATATAATCTCATCAATCTTTTGTAATATTACATTAAGTGTATCACATGGTTCAGCTATTATACATGATAATATAGGACCATTATAAACAATAGTACTAGATGCAGTTATAGTAGTTGAACATGAATTATTACAGCCACTATTAGTGACTACAGAACTACATCCACAAACATCATTTACAACTACAGTTCCACAAGAAGGATTAACTGGTAAAAAAGGATATGCCATATTATTGATTTATTAAGGTATGTATATAATATAGTAACAAGGAAGGGCTGGTTGAACATTTGTATGATATTCATTACCTCCTATAATAGAATTACTCACTGTAACATTTTCTCCATTTAATCCTGTAAATTCTGTACTAGTGTAAGCATGATTGCTTGTAGTTGAAGAAGTTTGAGTATTGATCGCACTTGGTACTAAAACAGGAGGTGCAACAGTGAATGAAGCACCAGAAGTAGCACCTGCCCAACCTTCAATATGTTTATGTCCAGGATCAACTATAGTTACAGTGGCAACATGTGTATGCCCTGGTATTTGACCAATTTGCAATGTAGTGGTATTGTTACCATTTGCTACATTAAAATAATAAATTGGATTACCTCCACCAGGAATTGTTCTAGGAGGCATAATTGGTCCACCGAATGTACCATCTGTAGCACCTACACCAACAACTCCTCTTTTATCTGGTACACCAGGATTTCCTCCATTGCATAAATATATTTTTTCAAATGGACCTGAATCTAAACCTTTACCTGTACTATCAAAATTACCTGATATAGTACCATAATATTCAACTACAGTGTAAGGAACCATTCTATTATAATACTTTGTAAGATATCCCACTTCATTTAAATATGCTGCAATTAAATCATAAAGTTGATCAATAGCTACATATGTAGTAGGTAGATTAGTTAATAATAAATCAAAATCAACTTTTAATTGGCAAAGTGTATTTATAGTAGCTTGTACAATAGCATGTGTATCTGAAGAAGCTGTTACTCCTGTTAAACATCCAATTGTATAATCAGCATTTAATACAGCAAGTTCTGCTACAATAACATCAACTTGTTCTTGAAGATCACAAGCAGCTTGTATAAGAGCTTTTGATATATCTACAATAGAAAGATCCCCACACGTAGGAAGATATTTCTGTACAAGAACACATACATCTAAATCACCTAGATCTATTTTTATTCCTGTACCATCTAATGTTGATACAAGAAATGTAATAAGAGCTTGTTCTACAAAAGATAGAGAATCACCAGTTTGGATTCCTAGGACAGGAACATCTATTCCTGTATATTTAACACATCTGTCAGAGACAATCTCTGTACATCCTCCATAACAATTATTACAGTTATTCATTTTTGTTTATTTTAATTGTTTATTATTAATCTTGAACTAAACGTACAGAGAAACCAGAATTTTTACCATAATTAAAATCTCTGTAAATATTACTAGCATTATATGCTATGTAACGAATCCATGCTTTTGTAGTATCAAGTGGATATTCTGTTGAAGTCCAAAAGAAACCATAGTTATTTTTATTTTGAAATGCACCACTAATATTACAACCACCACCTGGAAGTGCTGTAAAACCACTAGTATTTGTAGCACCTGTATTCGGGCTTGTCCAATGTGTAATACCTGTTTCTTTCATTGCTCCTCCTGCAACAGTATCACCTCCTAATGAATTTGTATAACAAGTAAATTCTTGATCACTTGGAACATGATAACCTATTGGTGCAAATCCACGAGGATCATTTATAGCATACCAATTGTACATTTTTCCATAAATAAGTCCATTTGCAGAGTCAAAGTTATAATAACACCAAGCACCTGTGGTTAAAGCTGCCCAAGCAATTGCATTGGTAACTTCTGGTATTGTAGTTCCATCTCTATATGTAGTACCACTATAATTAGTAGTAGTAAAAATTATTGGAAGACATGTAGTAGTAGTAGTTGTTGTTGGTATATTATTACTAGTAGTAGTAGTTGTTGTTGGTGCAACTGTGGTTGTACTTGTTGTTGAACTAGAACTACTGCTAGTTGTAGTAGTTGTTGGTGTAGCTGTAGTGGTGGTTGTGGTAGTAGGTACAGCTGTTGTTGTTGTACTAGTTGTAGAACTACTTGTACTACTTGTAGTGGTAGTGGTTGGTTCAACTGTGGTGGTGGTTGTTGTAGTAGAAGGAGAACAAATTACTGACACACAATCATCTTGTATTGTTTCTATATTTATATTAAATTCAGATGGAAGAGTTGTTGTACCTATAAACTCTAATATTTCAAAAACAAGTCCAGTATAGTCATCATAATAAAATTTACCAACAGTAAGAGGACCAGAATTTCTTCTTAAATAACCACCTAATGGTTCACAAGTTATACATGACAACTGTGCAATTCTATAAATATAATTAACTACTGTAGTAGTAGTTGTAGTAGTAGGTTCTAATGTTGTACTTGTAGATGTTGTACTAGTTGAACTAGTAGAACTAGTAGATGTTGTAGAACTAGTTATTGGTCTTATAGGATTTGGTACAATAGTAATATCACAAGGAACCTCTATACAAGGTTCTGGAGTGTTACATCTACTAACACATCCTACAGTAATGCGTATAACTCTGCTAGCTATCATAGCTACAGAGTATTCATGTACATAATCAGGATTACAATACTTATGAGTTAGTATTCTTCTATATGTTATCAATTGAAGAATTTCACCAGCAGGTATAGGTTTGTTCAACATATATGAAATATTGTTGTACAAGTTGTTACCAAGTTCTGCTAACTTACAATCTATTTTTCTAAGTAAAGATGGAATGTTAGCACATTCTGGGCAATTCGTTAGTCTTGGTGATAACATAATATAAATTTTATTTATTTACTTTAGCAGCACATGCTGCACATAGTCCATTTTTCAATTGACATCCACACCCCACATTAGCTCCACATGAATTACATTGTGCCATAATTAATAAAAGTTTATTTGGTAGTTGTTACCAGAACAACCACAGTTGGTTTTTAAAAAGTTGTTTAACATATTATCTGCCTGAGCATATAATGTATTTGATTCATATTCTGCACAGTTATTAGCTGCTGCAATAGCTCCTTGAATAAAGAAGTTAATTGTATTTAATGTTACGCTAGATTGCGTTTTAAGGGCTCTATCGCACTCCATCATATTTAATTGAAGAAAAGCACTGTCAAATTTCTCTTGAAGCCTCTCAACACGTAATATTGTTTTCTCCACATAGTTTACATATGCAGGAGCAACAGAATATCTTAATCTATACACTCCATCAGGAAGTGGTTGATTACAACCAGGATCTGTAATTCCCAAATTAGATGATGTAAATACATTGATTTTATTAGGAACAAAAGGTAACACCTTGGTTCCAAATCCTGGTATTTCAATCTCAATAGATGGTGCTGAAACCACTGGAGGATTGGTAGGATATACAGAAGCATCTGTAACACCAATTGTAAGTACACTATAAGTAGGAACTACTAATATATCTAATTGTAAGTTTGCCATGTTTTTTTAATAAATATGCCAGAGGAATATGAGTAGTATCCTCTTTCCCCTGGCATAGGTTATTTAATAATATTTACTGTTCTTCTTTATTCTTAAGGAATGTTTGTAGAAGAAGTAGTTGTTGTTGATGGAGCAGCAGTAGAAGAAGTAGTTGTTGTAGTGATACAAGGAGAACCTTGATCAACAACAGCGCCTAATGCAGCAACTAATACAGTATCGATTGCAGCAGAAATAGTACTATATACGGTAGGACCAGTACTAATAACTGTAGCAGCATTTGGAGCAGCAATAATCACTGTAGAATCTTCTTGAATATAATCACCCCATTGGTATGCAGATTTATCATATTCATTAAATTTAACATAATATGTATCATAAGTTACACCACCAGAAACATAAGTTTCAAAGTTCTCATTGTAACCATTCATTCTGTAAAGGTGTTTCAAGTAACCAGCTTGGTAGCTATAGAAATTTTTCTCTAATTGAGCAATCTCTGCAGATGTACCAGTAGCATAAGAAGCACGTTGAGTGATGATAGGTTGAGCAACAAAGTTACAAGCATCAGCAACAATAAAGTCAGCAGTAGTAGCTGGACCAGCATAAACAAACGTTCTGAAAGACATTCTGTCATATTCAAAAGGGAACGCTGCAATATCACATGGTTGACCATATTGTGTTAATGGTTTTCCTGTAATACGTAGAATAGTTCCACCTACATTTTCAAATGTATAGAATGTGTTGAAGCTAATGTTGTCAGGGTTGATACCAGCATTACCTGCTAATCCATCAGGACCATAAATGTTAGAACTAGCTTCTAATTTAGCAATCAATAGATCGATAATTGTATTATCACTTACATCAGCACATGGGTTTTCGTCACAACCACAACAAGGAGCTTGGATAGTTACTGAACGAGTGAAACCATTGAAATACAATGTATCAATATAAGAAGAGTGAGCACGTAAAGTTAACGTGATACTTTCTCCACATTGTACAGTAAAATTAGTTACATCAGTAATTTGATTAGCAGCTGTTGGACATCCTGATACTTTGTACCATTCAGTTACATTAGAACCATTAGGTCTAATTGTTTGTGCGCTTCCTGTAAGAACTGATGCACCACCTGCAATTCTATCAGATCTTTTAGATCCTTGCAAATAAGTGTTTGTTCTACCTTGAGCAACGTAAAAATAAGGGAAGTCATTAATAGTAGTTGCATCAACTGTTGCATACAAATTATTAAAAATTCCAACTTGTCCTGCAGTCAAGTTTTGTGTTGAGCCAGAGCTAGGGAGTGCAGTTTGCCCTACTGGAACCACGAAGAGCGTGGTTAATGAAAAATCAGCCATTTTTATTTATTTAAATGTTAAAAAAAATTATTCGTTTGTTTGAATCCTATATGCTGCACTTTGTACAGCAGATTGATTCTCTGTATACATTGCTAGGTTTTGAACTGTAAGATCTAAAAGTTCATCTTCTAGGTATGTTTCTAATTCGCAATCAGCATCATATGATGGATTACCATCTAACATAATATATCCTGTCTTATTTATATACACTGGATATCTCATGTACATTATTTGTATATTCTTAGGGGTAAACGTACCATCAGTAAATATACTGATTTCATCTGAGGCTAAGAAATTAAATGTTTCTTGGTATTCAAATGATGGTTTGTAATGATCATTGTTTAATATGAATTGAAGATCACCATGTTTGGCAAGATCTCGGTTAATCCATATCTTTCTATCCTTACATCTACCTTTGTCAGCTAATGCATAACTGTCTACATAAAACATATACTTTGGTTCTAGTGTATGAATGTTAGCAGACCATTGATTTAAATTAGGATCCTTTAATGTTAATGTTAAAGGTTGGTGATTATAATCTAATATAAGACTTTGTAAGTCTTCGTATCTCTTTTTGAAAGAGTCCATTCCTAATCCACTAGCAGTACTAATGCCATCAACTTTTTGTTTTATCAACTTAATCTGAGCTTCATTCAAAGCTAAGATTTTGTCTTCTAATTGAATCTGTTGGTGCTCATTAGTTGATAGCTTATTTAGTCTTTGATCTACTTTATATAATAAACTATCTACTGGTATCATATGCTTTTATATTTTTAAAACTAACTACTAAATAGCAGCTAGTTTTTTAGTTTTCAATTTACCTTCTAATGTCAATAACTCATCTTGGTTATCATCATCTGCAAGGAATCTAATTAAATCTTCCTCATCTTTAGCTATTTCATATTCACCTTCATAAACCTTACCGTTTGGTTTGATTCTATATACTGAATGTGCTACAGCTTGTTTTACTAAATCTTTTATATGGAGCAAGGCTTCTTTCATATCTGCAAATCTATTGAACACTTCAACTGGACTCAATCCTGAATATTTACCATTCTTGAATTCTGTTTGTTTCAATACATTATCTACTAAGTTATAAACCACTTCTTCTTTTGTTTCTTCTGTTACTGGAAGACCTAAAAGTCTTGCAACTTTTTTCTTCTTCTCAGGAGACATAGAATCAAACTTAACAATAGCTTTATTAATCAATTGTTTTTTCTTGTAGATTACCGCATTTTCAATTTCATCATCTACAATATAAAATTGTGTATCTGCTGGAAATTCACCTCTTTCCCATGCTTGATAACTAGAAGCAATAGTTGGATGTACTCTCAACCATGAAAAGGCTATTTCTTGAAAAACATTTGATAGATCAAAATAGTTATCACCATCTAATAGTTTAACTACTTGAACGTGTGTTTGATCATCTGTAGAAGTTGATAAACCATAGTTCCAAAATTGTGAACGAGGTCCTAAATCAATATCTCCTATTTCATTCTCAAGTCTTGTTTTAAGAGCTCTCACTCTTTCAATCTCTAATTCTTGTTCTAAAGGATCTTGGATTCTTTTAATGTACGTAGCATTTTCATCTAATCCTGTTCTGTACTTTCCATCTAATTCTTTATAAGGATACTTGAATACTCCTGTTCCAGGGATTCTTGTCATTCCTTTTTGTGATAGTCCACTATCCATTGTTTGAAGTTGAGCACTATTTGAATAGTCTCTCTTAATAGTAGAAATCTTGCCTGTCTTTGCCATATGTAGTTAAATTTAATAATTGGTTTTAATTTGTTGCGTGGGTTGGACTCGAACCAACGACCTCAAGGTTATGAGCCTTGCGAGCTACCAACTGCTACTACCACACGATTTAGTAGAGTGGTTCCACCGAAGGAACCTGAACATGAATACTATCCATTTCAACACTCTGTTTGAGAAGCTTCCCCTCGGGGAGGGAGAGGAGGTGAGGGGAACCATCTCGGAAAAAAGAGATGTATGCTGTTCTATTATGGGAAGCAATACATCTACATTTTCGTTATTA